GTCAATATGAAAGAGCTAATGGTAAAGAGCCTACACTTGTAGCTGGCAAAGCACAAGCAACACAAGAAGCAGGTTATGCATCTTGGGCACAAGTTACTGAAGCTATGTCTGACCCTAGATATGCTAAAGATATTGCATACCAAAATGAAGTTAAAGCTAAATTAGGAAACAGCAGTCTTTAGTGTTACCTAAAACAGAAAAAATATTTAGACTTAAGTGTCTAATTAAGAAATGTCGTGAGCGGGGTAAATTCCTGCTCGGCATCAAGCTTGCTAAAAAACTAGCAAGTCTATAGTTGTGCTCCTTTTTAGGGGGCAACTGCCAACATATATAAATAAGTAGAGTAACCTTACCACCTGCGGGTGACAATCTGGAAATGAAACTGACTGATATGTGAGGGCTTTCTATAAACAATAACAGTAACAAAGGAAAATAATAATATGGCAAATGCAACACCCGTAAGTCAAGGTTTAGTAAATGCATCCGGTACTGAAGACGCATTGTTTCTGAAAGTTTTTGCAGGTGAAGTTCTTACTTCATTTGACAGAGCATCAGTAACAAACGGAGCTGAAATGGTTAGAAGTATTTCTTCTGGCAAATCAGCAACTTTCCCCGTAATGGGTAGAGTCGGTGCGGCTTATCATGTAGCAGGTGCAGAAATTACTGGCTCAGACGTAAACCACAACGAAAAGGTTATTACAATTAATGACCTTCTATTATCTTCTGTGTTTTTATCAAACATTGAAGAAGCAAAAAACCATTGGGATGTTAGAAGTGCATATTCTATGGAAATCGGCAGAGCGCTGGCTTTCCAAAAAGATAAGCATATCTTACAAACTATTGGACAAGCATCTCTAGCATCAGCAAATGTTGGTGACACTAGTTATGCGGCAGGTACTACTATCACTAATACTGGTATAGCTTCTGCAACTGCGGCAACTGCGGCTAACGCTGTGATTGATGCATTGTTTGATGCGGCTAAACAGTTGGATGCAAATTTTGTTCCTAAAGAAGGAAGAAAAGCGTTCATTAGATTAGAAGAGTATTACAAACTAGCAAATGGTACTAATGTAGTTAATGTTGACTTTAGTGGTCAAGGTTCAATTGCAGAAGGTAAAGTAGTTAAAGTAGCTGGAATTGAATTGATTCCAACTCCTCACTTTATTGATGGTAACATTGCGGCGGCTAATGACCAAACTGCACCTTCAGGAAAATCAGCAACTATTGCTGACCCTCAAGCAGTTAACTTAACAAATTATGTTTGTTTAGTGTCACACCCGTCTGCGGCTGGAACTGTAAAATTAATGGACTTGGCTGTTGAATCAGAATATGATATCAGAAGACAAGGAACATTAATGGTTGCTAAATACGCTATGGGTCATGGTGTACTTAGACCAGAAGCGGCTATCGGAATTAAAGAAGCTTAATAGCTAAACTTTAATACAGATTTGGCGGGGGCAGGAGACTTAACCCGCCATTTCTATTAATTCATTTTTAATTTAGGAGAATATGGCTACACAAATCACACCTACTACAGAGCTTCAAGCTATCAACATTATGTTGTCACACATTGGAGAAGCTCCTGTAAATGCAATTACAGGTACAACATCAGTTGATGTATCTACAGCTAAAAATCTTTTAGATGAAACAAACATGTCAATCCAAACTTTAGGATGGCATTTCAATACACATTACAATTACAAAACCTTATCCCTTGATTCCAACGGGAGAGTTCCCCTTCCAGCAAACTGCGTTAAAGCTGACGCTAGCGCTAGTGTTAGATTTTTAAATTACACAATGAGAAACGGTTACCTATATGACATGGAAACACACACAGATATATTTACTTCTGCACCATCTTTAGTTGACCTTGTTTTAGTACAACAATTTTCAGACTTACCAGAATACGCTAGACAATATATTGTAGCTAAAGCTTCAAGAAGATTTGCTTCAAGATTTGTTGGTGATAAAGAAATTATTAGTTTAATATCAGCAGATGAACAAGAAGCATTAATGGCATTTCATCAAGCAGATAGTCAAGCGTCTGACATTAATATGCTAGAAGGTGACGCAAATACTTATTCAATAATTAACAGAACTAAAAGAAGGACTTACTAATGGGTGGAGTAGTATCACAGAGTATTCCTAATTTTCTGAATGGTATCTCACAACAGTCTCCAACACAAAGAGGTATTAATCAGGGTGAGGAACAAATCAATTTACAAAACGGTATTGTAGATGGTTTGGCTAAAAGACCCCCTTTTGATTATGTAGCTACTTTAGATTCTACAAATGTTTATCCAAACACTACTAAATTTTGGTCTATTCAAAGAGATAAATCAAATCAATATATGATAGCTATTTATAATGGTGGTATTAAAGTTTGGGATGTAGAAGGTAATTCAAAAGCAGTTACTATTGCAAGTGGTGCAGGTTACCTAGCTTCTACAAATCCTAAAAATGATTTTAGAATGGTTAACATTGCTGATTATACTTTTATAGCTAATACATCTAAAACAGTTTTAGCTGATACAAATTTAAGCACAGCTAAAGTACAAGAATTTTACATTAATATTTTACTTACTAATTTTGGTAAAGAATATTCTGTAACAGTAAGACACCCTAATATGTCTTATGATATTAAAGCTTCATTACAATTACCTACTGGAAATGATGCCGCAACAGATGGTAAATTTAGAGACACAGCACACATTGCTGATATATTATTTAAAGGAACTTCTAGTTCACATTTTAATTCTAGTTCTGATGCATCTTTTGATATTACAAGAACTGACACAGGTGCTTCTTTAGGAGCAACTACAGGTTTAGGAACAAATTCTGGTGTTACAAGTCATTTTACTATGACTCTTTTTTCAGGTGTTATTAGAGGTGTGTCTACAAATGGCAATGCTAACTTTACTGTTACAACAAGTGATGGTACAGGAAATACAGGAATGTTTGCAGTAAGAGATGAAATTGTTGATTTTACAAAACTACCTTATTATGCAAGTACAGATAGTAAAATTAAAGTTACAGGAGATGAAGGTGATACTTTATCTGACTATTGGGTAAAATTTGAATCTGATGGTGTGTGGAAAGAATGTATAGCACCAGCAGTTAGTTTAGGTTTAAACAATGCTACAATGCCTCATGCTTTAATTAATAATAATGATGGTACATTTACTTTTCAAGAAATTGATTGGACAGATAGAGTTGCTGGAGATGGTGAAACAAACTCTAGTCCTAGTTTTATTAACACTAATATAAACAATTTATTATTTTATAAAAATAGATTAGGTGTGTTAGCAAGAGATAATTTAATTTTTACTGAAAATGCTAGCTTCTTTAACTTTTTTGCAAAAACAGTAACTCAAGTTTTAGATACAGACCCTATTGATATAGCGGCTTCTGGTTCTGAAGTTAATACTTTATTTGATAGTGTAGCTTTTAATGAGTCTTTACTTTTATTTTCTGAAAGAGCGCAATACAAATTAGGAAGTGTTGGAGAAACTATTTCACCATTAACTGCTGTATTAAATGAAGTATCAGCTTTTGAACATAACAAAAATGTTAAACCAATTTCAGCAGGTAAATATGCATATTTTGCACAAGCAAGAAATAACAACTCAGCAATAAGAGAATACTATGCTGATGATGATACATTAACAAATGATGGATTAGACATTACTGTATCAGTACAAGATTTAATACCTAGTAATGCATATCAGATGATTGCAAACACAACAGAAGATACATTAATTACATTGTGTTCTGACACTGTTGACACACAAATTGCACCTTATACTACTGGTACTGATTTAACATCTACTCATGGTGGTACTCTGTTTATCTATAAATATTTCTTTGATAGTGGAGAAAAAGTACAAACAGCATGGTCAAAATGGACTCTAACTAATGGTAAAATTATTGGTGGAATGACATTTGAAAGTTTTGTTTATTTAATGGTATCTGAAGGACAAACAACAAAATTATTAAAAATTGATTTAAGAAATTTAAAAGATATTACAACAGGTTTTGGAATTTATTTAGATTTAAAAACTAAAGTTACAGGTACTTATGCAAGTGGCACAGGTTTAACAACTGTTACTTCACCTTACGGTGTAAAAACAGGTTTAATAGCTGTTGATGCTACTAACGGAAACAATTTTACATTAACACCTACAACTGGGTCTTCTTATACATTATTAGGTAATCATACTGATATTTGGTTAGGAAGGACTTATGAATCTAAATACAGAATGTCACCTCAGTATATTAGAGAAAATACTGGTAGAGGATTAATTGCAGTTACTTCAGGTAGATATCAAATTAGAAATATATCTTTTAATTATGAGCACTCAGGTTATTTTCAAGTAGAAGTAACACCTCAGAATAGAGATACAAATTATTCGTTTATGAATGGATATATTATTGGCACAGCTACAAGTTTAGTAGGTGTACCAGCAATAAGTGGTGGTACGATTAAAGTACCCGTTTCATGTAAGAACACAGATTTTACATTGGATATTAAAAGTAGCTCTCATTTGCCTATGTATATAGCTAGTGCAGAAGTAGAAGGTTACTACCACAGTCGTTCAACAAGGATTTAATTATGATTAAAGAAAATTATGTAAGACCCGCTATTCTAAAAGATGCCTTAGAATTAGCACCAAAAATAAGAAAAGGTGACCGAGAAGAAATACAAGCTTCTGGTAATATATCACCTTTAAAAGCTTTAGTAGTACCTTTTACACAGGATAGAGCAAAAATATACAGTGTAATTGGGACTGAATCTGAAGGTGTTATAGGTATGTTTGGTGTTGCATCTTGTGCTGACCCTGAATATGGTGTGGCGTGGATGTTATCTAGTGAAAAACTATTTAAACATACAAAACAATTTATAAAAGAATGTCCACAATGGATAGAAGAAATGGGTAAAGGCTACAAATATTTATATAATTTTGTAGATAAAAGAAATTGGAAGTCACTTAAATGGCTTCAGTATCTTGGTTTTGAACCATCTACCGAAATTAAAGATTACGGATATGGTAAGATTCCATTTTTATTAATGATGAAGGAGATAAACAAATAATGTGTGACCCAGTATCAGCCGCAGTTGCCGGATTAAAAGTTATGACAGCAATGCAAGAATACAGAAGCGCTAAAGCTGTTGCTAAAGGAAAACAAATTGCTAATGAAAAAACAAGAAGAAATTCTGATAGAGCATATTTAAATGATATAGCAAAAATAGATGCTGAAGCTGTTTCAGCAACTAGAGAAAAAGTAGCGGCAGAATTTGAACTTAGTCAAGAAGCTAATAAAGAAGAAGCCAAAGCATTAAACACAAATGCTGGTAATGCTACCAAAATTATTCAAGACATAGCAGGAACACAAGACATGCAATTTTTAGGAGTTATTAGAGATTTTGATACAGATGTATTTAATTTAGCTAATCAAGAAACTGAAGCTTATTCTGCACAAGAACGAAGATACAATAGTATTGCACCAGTAGTTATGCCAAGTAAAACTGGTTTATTACTTGAAGTTGGAACTATTGGTCTTACCAGTTATCAAAACAATAAAAAAGCTACAGCACCAGACACAGGTGAAGTGGTGGCTCCATAACATAGGATATAAACATGGCATATAAATCAAGAGTATCAAACAAATACATGGGCGCAAGTTTTGCGGGTAATGTAAACTCAGCAAATAAAAGTGACGCTACAGATTTAATTAACATTTTAAGAAGAGATGTTAACCCTGCATTAGAACAAGCTGGTAATACTTATGTTGCAAATAAAAAGAATGATGCTAAAGCAGAGCTTAATAAATTACTTTTAACTAAATCAGCAGACCAAATTGAACAAGAAATTTTAAAAGGATTACATCCTAGTTTAAGTGGTACCTTTGTTGACAAAACTGTATCATACCACACAGGTAAATTTCAAGCAGTAGAAGCAATTGAACAAATTAATTTAAACAAAGAAGAAAAGTATGACCATCAAACAAATAATTTACCAGCATTTTATAAAGATTATTTACCTAATTTTAAAGAAAAAGATGGCTCATATGCTTTAGGTTTTGCTTCTGTTTTTAACGAATATAAAGCTAATGAATCTATAGCAGATGCTAAAGTTAGAAGTACATTTGCTTATAATAAAAAGATTGATGAAGGAGTTAAAATAGCTTTAAATGGTACAGCAGGTTCATTTTGGGAAACAGTTAATAAAGGTTTAGATTATAAATTACCCCCAGAATTAGGTAGCACAGTCTCAGGTAAAATGTATAACAATAAAGAAAAAAATGACATTGCACTTGCATCAGCAGAATATTTATTAAACACAGCTACAGGTACAGATGAAATAGATAGAGCTATTAATATTCTAACTGTAGATAGAGGTTATGGTTCAGACGGTCAAAAATTAGGTTCATTATTAAATACAAAAAGAGAAGATGTTAGTGAAAAATTAAAATTACTAAGAGCTAAAAGAGTGGCACTTGAAAATCAAAGTAGATATGATAAAGATGAAAATAGAAAAAATGAAATTAGACAAATCTTTATAGATTCAAATGCAGAAAGAAATAGTAAAACTGCTGAAGCAAAAGGTGCTACACCTATAATGATGCGTAAAAATTACAGTGAACAATTAGAATTAAGAAAAAAACTAGCTACTTATGGTGACCCTACTGCAATAGCGGCTTTTGATACTATGGTAGATAATAATAGGTATGTTAATACAGACCCACAGGTATTTACTCAAATTACAAGTGATATATTTGAAAATAAATATACAAGCACACAAGACCTTATGAGAGATTTAATTTCTAAAAATGTGTCTTCAAGTGATTATGCACAAGCTTTAAGATATTTTAGTACACAAGAACAGAATTTTGAAAAAGGTATTAAACCTATTTATAAAAGTGATGATACTTACTCTAGTGGAATGACAGATATTATTAGAACAATTCAAGGTAATTTTAAAGTTGGTATTCCGGGAATGGAAAAACCTAACTCTGGAGAAGCAATTCGTAATGCTAATGCATACATGAAAGCACAAATTATTAAATATGAAGATGACTATTTAGCAGAAAATGGTAAAGCACCTTCACTTAATGAGAAAGCTAAATGGATGATGCAATTAGGTAATATAATGAAAACAAGATTTATTCCTGATGATTTACAACCTAGCATGGAAGATGTAACTGTTTATGAAGCAGAACAAAAAGAGATACAAGCAAAACAAGAAGCAAAAGACTTAGCTTATAAAGAAGCTGGTGTTGCTGATGTTCTTACTGCTTTAAATGATAGATTTGAATTAGATACAGGAATGTTAAATGTACCTATAGCAGATTTGAGTATGTTTGGTGATGATACTACTTTGTTAAGTTTTGATGAGAAAGATAAAGCAACCTTTAAAGCAGATAAAATTATTCCATTTATGCAAAAATATTTAAAAACAGCTTTAGCAGATGCCGGTGTGTCTTTTAATTCAGATGTTATGAAAGCGTTAGAACCTAAAGATTTCAATAATTTAATTAGAAATATAGCAAAACAATTTACAACAAAGGGTCAAACAATAGACCCAATTGATATTAGTGATATTTTAAAAAACATAGTTAAACAGCAAGGATAATAAATGGCAGAATTTTTAGATAGTAACCTCTATACTAATTCCAGTGAATTACAAAAAGCACAATCAGCAGAAGCGGCACTAGAAGAAATTCAAACTGAAAGATTTTCCAATACATTAAAAAGTTATTACAGCTACAGAGATGGTGGTCAAGTGTCTAAACTTAACAGTGCAGATTTATTAGATTATTTTTATGAAGATAGGTCTTGGAGAAACAACAATACTATTTCTATGGGGCTAGATTTAACAAACATGATGGGTTCTGATGCTGAAAGAGTAAAAGAATTTGCATATATTCAACAAACTTATTCATCTTTACCTTCTTTTTGGAATGACCCAAATAGAAATTTTGGTGGATGGTTAATTGACAATGGTGGTGCAATGTTACTTGACCCTATTAATTTAATTGGTGTAGGTGTTGGTGGACAAGCGGCTAAACAAAGTTTTAAACTAGGTCTTAAAGAATTATTAAAATCTAAAATGGCAGGCGAAATTAATAAAGCGGCTATTGAAGAAATGGCACAACAAGCTACTAAAGCGGCTATGGGTAAAGCAATTAAAAAAGGTGCTATTTATGAAGGTTACTTTGGTGCTATTACCAATGGTGTCCAAGATATGATTTTACAAAATACAGCAATTAAAGCTGATGTTCAAACTGAATTAGATTTAAGACAAACAGCTTTAAGCACTGCGGCTGGCTTTGGTTTTGGTACTGTTTTTGGTGGTGCATTTACTGCGGGTGCTTTTAAAATTACAAATAGAAATTTAAAAAATACTGCTGTAAAAAACTTAGCCGACATACATGAATTTGGACAAAGTAATATAACTGGTAGAATGCTTTTTAAAGATTTAAGTGAAAAAAAAGCAAAACCTGAATTATACAAAAACCAACCTAAAAAAACTAAAGCACAAATTGCTAGAGAAATGGACAATGCTGACCTTAACGGTGATACATTTAATATGCGATTTCGTGATTTTAAACCTGAGCGTATTTCAGGAGAAGATAAACCTTCAAACATCCCTATTAACATTACAAGATACACACCCGGAGCTTATCGTTTTTTAATTAAACAAAGAGCAAAAGAATTAAAAAATAAAGTAGACAGTGGAGAAACAATTTCACTAGATGACATGGTAGAAATAGCGGCAAAGCGTCAAATAGAAATGGGCAATGACCCTGCTGTTGTAAGAGTTCAACTTAGAAAAATGGCAAAAGACCCTAAGATGAAAGAACAATTTGCTTATAGAGTTATTGCTGGAGATTTACTTGCTAAAGATGCGGCTGAATTAGTTTCAAAATCTAATGAATTAGGAAGAATAGATTTAACAGCAACTAGAAGAAAACAATTATTACAAGAGTGGAATGATATAGAAGCTGGTTTAGATGAGTTAGTACAGATTAATTCTGACTTAGGAACTGCGGGAGCAAGAAGTGTTACTGCGGGTAGAATTATAAAAGACAAAACTAGAGCGGCACAATTAATAGCAAATCCTGAAGACCCTAAAATGAAAGCTAAAAAAGATGGCAATAAAGAAGCTTTTATAGAAGCTCTTGGAAAACTTGATGATGATGAACAAGTTATCTTAGCTTTACAAAATTCTAAAACAGTTAGTAAATGGGATTTAGCGGCTGAATGGGTAAATAACAATTTACTATCTTCTCCTGATACACATGAGTTAAATCTTATTTCAGGTTTATTACAAACACAATGGAAACCTTTTGTTATGCTTTTAAGAAGTTTAAACATGGTTACTACTGATAGAAATAAAGCAATGACAATTGCCAGAGAAGCAATACAAACTTATATTTATCAATATATATATTTAGGTCACGCTTTTAAAAAAGCTGGTCAAACACTTATTAAAGGAAGAGCTACTTTAGATAGTGGTCAAATGAAATTTGATGGTAACATTAGACAAGGACAATTACAAAGATTTATAAGTGCAATGGGTAAAACTATTTCTGAGCCTATTGCTGAAATTGGTGCTAGAATTTCTAATGATGCAATTGGTAGTATCGCAGGTAAAGTAGTACAAGCTCCGTTTGAAGTTGCTGGATTTGCTCAAACAATTCCTTTAAGAGTTCTTGCCGCAGGTGATGAATTTATGAAAACTATGGCTTTTAAAGCTAGAATGACTTCTATTATTAATACTGAAATAATGAGAACAAATCCTGAATATGGTATATTTGTTAAAGGAAGAGTTTTTACAGAAGATTATAAATTAAAATTTAAAGAATTAGAAAAGAAATTTATAAATGAAAATGGTGTTGCAAAAGCAATAGGAACTACTGTTGGTGAAAATTTAAATGCACCTTTACAGTATGCTAGAGATGTATCATTTACTAATACAGCTTATTCTACAAATCCTACTACAGGTGAAGAAGAAGGTGGAATTACTGGTTACATTTTAGATGAAACATCAAAAGGTAAATTAAGAAGTTTTAGAGTATTAGGTCTTCACTTTATTAATACACCTTCAAATTTATTAAGATGGAATTTTCAACATTTACCATTATTAGGTAGATACCAATTTCAAATGAGACACATGTTAGCAGAAGCAGAAGATGTAGCAGATGGCTCAGTAAAACATGTTGCTAGAAAAGGTTTTGCTGGTTTAACTTCTCTTAAATCTGGATTATCAAGCACAAAGAAAAATTATTTAAATCCAGAAGCGGCGGCAGAAGCTAATGCTAGAATACAAGCAGGTTGGATGCTTTGGTCATCAGCGTTTGCACTTGTGTCAGCAGGTAGATTTACAGGCGGGGGGCATGCTGATTGGCGTGAAAATGAGTCTAAAGCAGATTTAGTAGGATGGAAACCTTATGCCTATAAAACAGCAGATGGTAGATATATTCAATTTAACAGGTTAGACCCTATTATGACTCCAATATTTATTATGGCTGATATATTTGAAACACTAGATAAAACTAATGGTGTTATAGACCCTAAAGTAGAGTCAGGCATCCATGAATTAGTAATGGGAACAGTGATGGGTTTATCAAGAAATTTAACTTCTAAATTTTATACAAAAAACATTATGGACACTTACCAATCTTTTTTTGGTGGTGGACTTGCTTCTGCAAGAAAACCTGAACAAAGAATAGAAGCTTCTTTTGCCAAAGGTTTGTATAAATTTCTACCGTTATCAGGTGGTGTTAGATATACAGATAGAATTACAGATGAATTTGAAAAAGATTTATGGACATTTAGTGATAGAATGCAAAGATATTTTCAAGACAATCCTAATGAAAAAGTAATGAGTAAAAGAAACATTTGGGGTGAAAAAATAAAAACCAAAAGAGCATGGTTGTTTGGCTTAGGGGGAGACTCTGGAGTTATTTCTAGTCCATTTGGCATGACTGCGTTTAAAAATAATGCAACCGCTAGATTTTTTAACAGTGATGAAAGAGAAAACATTAGTTATAGACAACCTTCTGCTGTTGCTAAAAATATAAATAACCAAGATGTTGATTTAAAAACTCTTAGAAATTCATCAGGACAAACAGCTTATGATAGGTGGTTAGAAATTAAAAGTGAATTAAGACTTACTTCTTCAGGAAGTGTCTCTATTAGTGGTAAAGGTGTTAGTTTAAAAGATTACATAGAAAATTTAATTGCAGATAAAGATAGTAATTTATATACTCAGCCTTCAGGAGTAAGACAAGGAAAAGACCTTCAACAAATGTTTATTATGAGTATTATACATGGTGTTGAAAATGTCGCATATAATGTAATGCAACAAGAATTTCCTCAATTAATAGCTATTCAAGAAACAGAAATTAAAGATTTAATACAAGATTATAAAAACCAAAATCAAAAGAAAAAAGGAACATTAAACCTTTTAACAAACAATTAACACAAAGTACCCCTTTTAGAAGAGATTAAAAATTATGGCAAATTCATTTGTAAGATATACCGGAAACGGTTCAAACAGAGCTTACGCTATCAATTTTAGTTACAGAAGCACAGATGACCTATCTACATTAGTAGCTGGTAGCGCTGTTACTGCTTATGTACTAGATTCAGCAGGCACTACTCTTACTTTTGATGTAGCACCGGCAAATGGTGCGGCTATTGAAATAAGGCGTACAACAAGTCAAACAGCCAAATTAGTTGACTATGTTTCAGGTGCAGTCTTAACTGAAAACGATTTAGACACAGATTCAGACCAAGCTTTCTATATGTCTCAAGAAGCTATTGATAAAGCTGGAGATGTAATTGTATTAGACCCAGCAGATTTTCAATGGGATGGACAATCAAAAAGATTAAAAAATATAGCTACACCTGTAGATAACACAGATGCAGTAAATAAAGCATACATTTCAACAAATATTCCAAACATTACAACTGTAGCAGGCATAAGTGCTAATGTTACATCAGTAGCAGGTAATGCTACAAACATCAATGCAGTAGCCGCAGATGCTACAGATATTGGTTTAGTAGCTACAAACATAGGTTCAGTTAATACAGTTGCCGCAGATATTACAAAAGTAATTGCAGTAGCTAACGATTTAGCAGAAGCAGTATCAGAAGTAGAAACTGTTGCAAACGATTTAAATGAAGCAACTTCAGAAATTGATACAGTTGCTACAAGTATAACTAATGTAGATGCAGTTGGAACTAATATAGCTAATGTAAATACAGTAGCAGGTATATCAGCTAATGTAACTACAGTAGCCGGTGTTAATGCCAATGTAACTACAGTAGCAGGAATTTCTTCAGATGTAACAGCAGTTGCAGGTATTAGTACAGATGTATCAGCAGTAGAAAATATTAAAGCTAATGTAACAACAGTAGCAGGCGTTGCTAGTGATGTAACTACAGTAGCAGGAATTAGTGCAGATGTAGCCGCAGTAGAAAACATAGCGGCAAATGTTACAACAGTAGCAGGTATATCAGCTAATGTAACAAGTGTTGCAGGCATATCGTCAGAAATATCAGCAGTAAATGCTAATGCTACTAACATAAACACTGTAGCAGGCGCAAATACTAACATTAATAATGTAGGTGGTTCTATAGCTTCAGTTAATACAGTTGCAACAAACCTAGCTTCAGTAAATAGTTTCGCTAACACATATTTAGGTGCATCAAGTTCAGCACCAACTTTAGACCCTGATGGTTCAGCTTTAGATGTCGGAGATTTATACTTTGATACTACTGCTTCTAGCATGAAGGTTTATTCTTCTGGGGGTTGGATTAATTCTGGTTCTTCAGTTAATGGAACAGCAGACAGATTTTCTTACACAGCAACAGCAGGTCAA